CGCCCACGGTCTACAACGTCCTGGCCGTCTCGCTGAACTGGATCTTCGGCAGTGAAAAGCGCGGGCGCACCGACGACAAGATCCTGCCGCGCGGGAAGGAAGACAGCAAGCCCGCCGAGCGCAAGAGCAAGTATATGAAATACCTGTCCGACGTGAACCGCGCCGGTTTTCACCGCTCGGCCGGCTTCGAAGACGCGGCCAAGGTCGGCGTGGGCTGGCTGGAATGCGGCCTGCAGGACGAGGATGATGGCGAACCGATCTTCGAACGCAGCGAATCGTGGCGCAACGTCATCTGGGATTCTGCCGGCAGCAAGATCACCCAGGACGACTGGCGCTACCTGTTCCGCATCCGCTGGGTCGACGAGGATGTGGCCAAGTCCATGTTCAAGCACATCCCCGGCGCCGTCGACAAGATCGACCGCTCCGTGCAGGAATCCAGCGTGCTGACCGGCTATGACGGCGTGGATGGCGACGTGGCCATGGACCAGGGCGAAGTCGACCGCGACACCGCAACCGGGCGCTCCATGTCCGAGTTCAAGCGCCGCCGCGTGCGCCTGATCCAGGCCGAGTACCGCAACCCGGAAGACGTGGAAAAGCTGCGCGGCGGGCCGTTCAACGGCCAGATCTACGACGAGAACGACCCGCGCCACAAGGAGCAGGTGGACACCGGCGCGGCCAAACTGGTCAAGAAGACCATGATGCGCATGCGTCTGGCGATCATGACGCCGAAGGAGATCCTGTACGACGCGCCGAGCATCTACCGCCACAACACCTTTACTCTCACCCCGATCTGGTGCTTCCGCCGTGGCCGCGACGGCATGCCCTACGGTTTTGTCCGCAACCTGCGCCCGATTCAGGATGGCGTGAACAAGCGCGCATCGAAGGCGCTGCACATCCTCTCGAACAACAAGACCATCATCGAGGAAGGCGCGCTGTCGAGCGAACAGACCATCGAGGAGTTCCTGGTCGAGAAGAACCGTGCGGATGGCAATATCGTGGTCAAGAATGGCGCGATCGACAAAGTACGCTTCAATGTGGACCGGGGCATGGACCAGGCCCACATGCAGCTGATGGCCCACGATGTCGGCATGATCCAGCAGGTGGGCGGCGTCACCGACGAGCTGATGGGTCGCAAGACCAATGCGGTTTCCGGCGTGGCAGTGCAGGCGAGGCAGGAGCAGGGTTCGCTGGCCACGTCCGGCCCGTTCGACAACCTGCGCCTCGCGCACCAGATCCACGGCGAGAAGAAACTCAGCCTGGTGGAGCAGTTCGCCACCGAGCAGAAGCAGTTCCGCATCACTAACATGCGCGGCGCGCCAGAGTTCGTCACCATGAACGACGGCTTGCCCGACAACGACATCACCCGCAGCAAGGCCGATTTCGTCGTCTCGGAAGCCGACTGGCGCGTCACCATGCGCCAGGCCGCCAATGAACAGTTCGGCGAGCTGCTGGGCAAGCTGCCGCCGGAAATCTCGATGCAGTTGCTGGACCTGTGGGTCGACACCATGGACGTGGAGAACCGCGACGAGCTGGTCAAGCGCATCCGCGCCCTGAACGGCCAGAAAGATCCGGACGCGACCGAGCCGACCCCGGAAGACATGCAGGCCGAGCAGGCGAAAGCCGCGCAAGCGCAGATGGCACAGAAGCAGGCCGAACTTGGCATGGCCAAGGTGGAAGCCGAGATCGACGACAAACGCGCCAGCGCCGAGCAGAAGCGCGCCCAGGTCGACGTGCAGCGCTCCGTCATGTTCAACAACAACATGACCGGCGCCAACTCGGCCATGAGCGCGGCCATGCAGGTGATCCAGGCGCCGACGATCGCCAGAGTCGCGGACGGCATCATGGTGCAAGGCGGCTGGGCCAATGGCCTGCCGGTGCCCACCAACCTGCCGCAGCCGCAAGCACAAGGTCTGCCGCCGCAACTGCCCGCACCAGCACCGCAAGCCGCACCCGTTCCCCCGCAGGCAGCGCCTGCACTCGTAGCACCACAACCACAATAAGGAGAGCTTCAGATGGATAACCAGCACCAGAAGATCAAAGGCTACCGCGACCTGTCGCAAGAAGAAATCGACCTCATGAACGAGGGCAAGGCACTAGCAGAGCAGTGCGGAGCCTACGTCGCCAAGCTGCGCAAGCACACCGGCCAGGCGACCAGCGATTCGCCGCCAGCTTTGTCGCTCGATCAGCGCTGGATCAGCATCGGCGCCACCGACCTGCAGCGCGGTTTCATGGCCGTGATTCGTGGCATCGCGCAGCCGACCACGTTCTAACTACAAGGAGAAACCATGTCCCTGAACGAAGACCACGGCCTGACCGCCGAAGAAGCAGCAGCCCTTGCCACCCCTGACGATGAAAGCGAGAAACAAATTGTCGACCCGGAAGCTGAACCCGAAGCCACCGCTGCTGAGCCGGCGCCTGCTGACCCCGAAGCGCAAGCTGCTGCCGCTCCTGCTGCTGACCCTGGTGCCGCTGCTGCACCTGCAAGCGCAGAGCCAGCCGCTGCTGCCGACCCCGCACCGGAACCAGCGCCCGAGCCTGCCGCTGCCAAAGCGGAAGTAGCCGCCGCCCCGGCGCCGCTGCTGCACGCCGTCGCGCCGGAAGACGCCCAGGCCAAGCTCGACAAGATCGCCGCCGACAAGGATGCGCTGCTGGATAAATTCGAAGCGGGCGAAGTCACGACCAAGGACTACCAGCGCCAGCTCGACGCCCTGAACGACCAGCGCGCCGACATCCAGCACCAGGTGCGCGAGGCGGATCTGGCACGCCGGCTGAACGACCAGCAGATCCAGAACGCCTGGGTGGCCGACTGCAATCGCTTCCTCGCCGCGCACGACGACTACAAGGACCCGGCGATGCTGTCGCAACTGGACATGGCCATCAAGCTGATCGCCAGTCAGCCGGAAAACCGTGGCCTGGCCAACGAGACGGCGCTGGACAAGGCCCACAAGATGGTGCTGGCGATGAACGGCAAGGCTCCCGCCGCGCAACCGGTGGCAACGAAGCCGGTCCAGCACAAGGTGCCGACCCCGGCCGCGCCGCCGAACATCGGCAGCCTGCCGGCCGCCTCGATGAACGACACCACCGGCGGCGAGTTCGCCCACTTGGATTCGTTGGCCAAGACCGATCTGGTGGGCTACGAAAAGGCGGTCGAAGGTCTGACCGACGCCCAGCGCGCCCGCTACTTCAAGAACTGACCACCACTGATTGAAAGCACACATGGCCCTGACCATCGACTTGAAGCCCGGCGACAAACTGCAGATCGGTGACGCCACCGTCACGTTCGTGCAGAAAAGCGGGCAAATCGGCCGCTTCGTGGTCGAGGCCGACCGCTCGATCCCGGTCAAGAAGGTGCCGGACGAAGCGCCCGGCATCCGCCTGATCGCCGAGCGCGGCATCATGACGGCCTGAGCCATGTTGCTTTCAATCATTTTGTTGCTTTGAGAAAAAAGTAACCGTACAATCACGCCATCAACCAGCGCAGGAAGTGCCGGGTGAATTCAACCCCATCCTTTTATAGGGAGCACTTCCATGAGCGTTACCACTTTCGGCGCAGCATCGCCGCAGACCGTCCAGAAATGGTCCACTGGCCTGTGGATCGACCAGCGCGCCGCTTCGTACTTCGAACAGAAGTTCATCGGCACGTCCATCAACAGCGTCATCCAGCGCATGACCGATCTGGAATCGGGCGCCGGCGACCGCGTCAAATTCGACCTGAGCGTGGCCCTGCGCGGCCAGCCGACCTTCGGCGATGACCGCGCCGAAGGCAGCGAGGAAAACCAGCGCTACTACCAGGACGAAGTCTTCATCGACCAGGTGCGTAAGCCCGTGTCCTGCGGTGGCGAGATGACCCGCAAGCGCACCGTCCACGACCTGCGCAGCAATGCAAAAGCCCAACTGGCCGACTTCTTCGCCAAGTTCACCGATGAGCTGTTCTTCATGTACCTCGGCGGTGGCCGTGGTTCGAACGAAGACTTCCTGATGCCGTCGACCTGGACCGGCCACGCCGGCAACCCGTTCCAGGCGCCGGACGCAGAACACCTGCTGTACGGCGGCGCCGCGACCAGCAAGTCCACCCTGACCGCTGCCGACAAGATGAACCGCGCCGTCATCGAGAAAGCGCTGAACCGCGCCGAGATGATGCAGGCCCGCAACCCGGACGCCGCCAACATGGTGCCGGTCAAGAACGGCTCGGAAGGCAACTACGTGTTCCTGATGAACCCGGACCAGGAATTCGACCTGCGCAACGATCCGACCACCGGCAACTGGATGGACCTGCAGAAGGCTGCCGCTGCCGCAGAAGGCCGCGACAACCCGCTGTTCAAGGGCAACCTGGGCATGATCGGCGGCGCCGTGCTGCACAAGCACCGTTCGGTGATCCGCTTCAGCGACTACGGTGCCGGCGGCAACGTCAGCGCCGCACGCGCCCTGCTGCTGGGTCGCCAGGCTGCGGTCGTCGCTTACGGCACTTCCGGCGGCATGCGCTACACCTGGAAGGAAAAGATGAAGGACTTCGACAACGAGCCGGCGGTGTCGGCAGGCTGCATCTTCGGTGTCAAGAAGACCCGCTTCAACGGCCGTGACTTCGGCGTGATGTCGATCGACACCGCAGCCAAAGACCCGACCGTGTAATGCGAACGGGCCGGGGCAACCCGGTCCTTCCACCTGAATCCATCTATCTAGGAATCCATCATGGCTATCATCCTGTCTCAATTCGCCACGCGCCAGCAGCGCGTGATTGCTGGCGACTGCGCCGGCGACCTGGTCGTCAATCGCTTCTTCGTCGACCTGAAGGCGGCCGATCTGGTCGCCAACAACGTGATCGACCTCGGCGTCCTGCCGGCCGGCCACACCATCCACGGCGCCCAGCTGATCGCTGACGACCTGGACACCGGCACCGCCATCACCCTGGACGTGGGCCTGATGTCGGGCACCGTGGGCACCAACGATGCCGCCCGCACCGTGGGCCAGGAACTGTTCGTGGCTTCGACCGCAGCGCAGACTGGCGCCGTGGCTTCGACCTCGACCACCAAGACGGCGCTGACCATCACCCCGGTGGGCAATGACCGTTCGATCGGCGTCAAGATCGTCGCGGCACCGACCGGCGCCACCGCCGGCCGCCTGCGCCTGACCGTGTCGATGCACCCGGCCAACAGCTACGAAGTGTACTAATCAGCAGCACCTGACGGGGCCAGCCGGCCCCGTTTTTCCATTCATCGCAGAACAACCACTCGGAGAACCCGAT